ATACAAGGACGCTGTAGATGAGATGCAGAAGGACGCAACGAGTATGGGGACGAGTTCATCGACAATACAAGACCATTACATCAAAGAATAAGACCCTTGTATTATAACACTAAATAATTTATAATAACAAATATACTATTATAAATTAGACTTTGTATATTGAAAAATAGTAATACTAGTTCTTACATCCTACTATTATTCATCAAATGAATAATCAATCCATTTTTTAATATTTTTAACATTAATATTATTTTTTTGACAATAATTAACTGCATCATCGTAATCATTATTAAATATATGAAATATAATAGCATCATCGGTTTCTATTCGTAAATAATAATCCCCAGTTTTTATATAAGTATGGTTCATTCTTATATATATACAAGGATAATCTCTATATTGTTTTTTATATATAGTAGTTCTTACATCCTACTATTTAATTAAAGTAATTGAATTAGGGCGATTAGGGCGTTTAGTGCGTTTTTTATCATTTTTTGAAAAAGTCTTCGTAAGAAAGAGTAGAATTAAAACGATTCGAAAAAATGGAAAAAAACGACAGAAACGCCCTTTTCGCCAGAATTTATTTAACCCAGTTGCATATCATTTTATCTTTGGAAATCCCGCCACCTTGCGCCACAAATGCCTTATCAACGAATGCGATAAAATCAGGCAAATCAAAAAACATCTGGGTAAGCATTGTGATTCGCAAAAGAACCCATCGACCACATGTATTAACGCCATTTTTCAATTGCTGTAAGCGCTTTTTGTTGTAAATACAAGTCCAACCTCGCCTTGTAGCTTCACTAAATAGATTAGTCAAATAATGTGTGTCTTGTCCTAGCATTTTGTTCTTCATTTTTGAAATAAAAGAAAGTTCGCCATCGGGTTTAATTCCGTAAGGGTCAAACCATTCACTAGCCTTATTGTAGCGTAAGATGCAACACCAATGCCCCGTATCCACATTTTGCTCTATTAAAATGATTCGATAATCAACGGGTTCGGGCAGTAATTCCTCAATTGTTCTATAATTTGCTAATTCACTATATTTAAGGATCTTCTTTGAACCTGCGTCTAAATATCTGTCAATGTCATCGCCTGTAATCTGGTAATTTAGATTTGTTCCTGCCATCTTTTCAGTTGTCATTTAGAATAACAACAGATTAATTTATTCTCTCAAGAACAGAATTGTAAGGAAGCCAAACATCTTTTAAGTATTCTAATGTCTCAAATCCGCCAAAATAGTCGCCCGATGCTTCTAGTAGCTTACAAATTTCGTCTTCGTCAATGATTCCATCACGAAATGCGGTAGGCAATAATTTTGTATATTTGCTGTTCCAAAACTCGAAATCTTCATACATCTCATTTGATGCAACGGGTTCAGTCAAATATTCAGTCTTACACTTTTCAAAATGTTCGCTAATGATTTCGCCCCACATGTCCGTATTCTTTTTAAATAATAAATTATCTAAATCCGCTAATCTTGATAATAGTTCGTCTTCGTCTTGATTCAAACACTGCTTAATGAACTGCTCTTTAGTCTGTAAGAAATGCTGAACTTGTAAAAACTCTTCGGCATCCCAAATCTGTTCTGCTAAACGATAGGTCGGCGACTGATTCATATATATTCATTTAGATTATATTTCTAAATGTTTAGGAATAATCTAATATAATCAATTAATTATTAAGAACTTAAATAAAATGTTATTACATATATATAAAAACAAATGGTACATTATCACGACGATTTTTTAAGAGGAACGGAGGCGCAACATGAGATTTTTGAGGATGTAGTTAAATACTTTGCTGATTACGATATTACGGGCACAATTGTAGAAAATACTGGCGAGTTTGATAAATATGATTACGAATGCGACGATTGTGTATTTGAGGTTAAAACCCGTTTCGATGTTGCACGAACGACTTACAAAACCACAATGATTACATGTAATAAGGTTGCGATCTATACAAAACAAATTATATTTATATTCAATTTTACAGACGAAATTTGTTGGATTCAATTTGACGCAGAATTATTTAATACTTTTGAAAAGAAGCCATTTAGTCGGGCGGGTTTAGAAGCAGACGAAAAAGACTACTATTACATTCCTGTCAATCTACTAGAGACCATTAAGAAGAAACCTTCGAAATGTTTAATTAAATTGAAAAGATAGAACCCTTGCACTATTACACTTTTTTTATAATAATTCTAAAAGATTCTATTATAAAATGTCTTTGATAATTGAAAAATAGTAATACTACTTCTTACATCCTACATTATATTATTAAAACAATATAGGGATAAAACAATAGATTATAATAACATATTATATAAATGGAAGAAGTAGGAACAACTCAAAGCGCTTCAACGCCAAAATATAGAAAATTGATTAGTGCAACTGAATTGGGGCAGGATTTTATAGATTTAGAAGGCAAAGACCAATTACAATTAAACAAAAAGATTCTAAAATGGAAAAATATAGCAGAAGAATTAACAGAATTAACAACGCCTACAACAGAGCAAGTAAAAGAAGGGAAATGGATTAAATCGCCTATTCATTCGTCTTTAGATGATTGGGAACGAGAACCAGCACCAGCGGGAGAATGGAGAGAGCAAAGTATAATATATTATCCAGTTTTTAATCCAGATGGAACGCCAAAAATGAAAACTTACTTAGCAGGCGCAAACCGATACGCAATAAGGAAATATTTAGATAGTATTTTTCATTTAAAATTAAATATTAACAAACCATTACGAGATGCCGTTAGAGGAAAACACGCAGAATACAACGAATACAATAAACAATTATTCAAAGAGTATATGCAAACCTTGAAAGACAATGTGAATCGAGCAATCACTATTTTCAATGGGCGAGAGATAGAAATTGAAAAGAAACAGAAAGAGGACACAAAAGCATACGCAACTCAAGAAATAGAATGCGGATGTGGAGGGCATTATTCAATGAGAAACAAAGCCAAACACTTCGAGACCAAAAAACATGAGAAATGGGCGGAAACACAGACCCCTATTGAACCCGTAGCGCAAAAAGCAGACCCGAAAGATAATCCGCAGAATAAAGAAGTTGAGTGTGGATGTGGAGGCAAATATTCCGTAAGAAATAAACTAAAACATTTTGCGACTGGGAAACATACTAAATGGTTAGAATCAACCAAATAGATTTTTTAGTGTAGAAATGTAAAAGTAATAATATTTAGTAATACTATAATGCAGAAGGACGAAGCTTATTACTTCCATCAAACGCCCGATACGATTACGCCGAAATTAATAGCAGAAGTTCCATTAGAAGAAGGCGACAGGGTGTTAGAACCTTTTAAAGGTGAGGGATCATTTTTTAATAATCTTCCTTCAAATACTTTTAATGATTGGTGCGAAATACTTGAGGGACGAGACTTTAAAGATTACAAGGAACCGATTGACTGGGTTGTTAGTAATCCGCCGTTTAGGTTAGAGTGCAAAACAGGGCGTGTAAATTCGTTCTATTATTTGGTAGAATATTACGCATCTCGAGTTAATAAAGGGATCGCATTTTTGGGTAATGATTCTTGCTTTTCAACACTAACGCCAAAAAGATTACATGAATTACAAACCAAATACAATTTATACATCGATAAAATAGTAGTCTGCAACATCAAGAAATGGCGGGGACGATATTTCTGGATTATCTTTAAAAAGGGATGTGCTACATTCTATAAATATATTGTTGGTTCTTATTAGTTTTGTTTATAAATCCAATCTTATAATTGATAAAATAGTAATACTAGTTCTTACATCCTACTATTTAGTATTATATATATTTAAAACAACAATATTAAAGACAAGGTTGTCTTACATATATATAAGAATAACAATGAATATGAATAAGTTTGTATATCAAATAGCTTACTATCCATCTAGTCGAGCAATCAAACCAATTAAATTAATTTACTATTTAGACCATATTGACATCACAGAGTCGTTTGACATGTATAATTTCGTCAAGGGTGAGATGCGAGTATCATTGATTCCAACAACTGACACATCTATCGAGTATCAAAAGGCGGTTAGAAATTCAACACACTCGCAAATAGTGCGAACATTCCTGCAATACAACCAAACGCCTATATAAATTAGATTTCTACAAGTAAAAACCTATATCAACTATATAGATTTCTACATATATATATCATATTAGATTGTTTCCAGTAATAATTTATAAATTTCTACTCATATATATCTAATTAGGTTATATATTGTAGAAATCTAATGCGTATTTGTTGTAATAATCTATATTTGCGGTTTAGATTTCTTGTTTGCTGTCATTGTAATAATCTAATTCATTCGAATTATATTATTTGATTACTTATTTACATATATGTAAGACTACACTAGTTCTTTTAGACGCTTAATCAAGTCGGGCGGAATTTTGCTTCTACTTCGTGCATCACCATTACGAAATGCGTTATAATATCGTTTCGGGCGTTTATTATAAGTATGATATACTACTACATACTGGTCTTCAGTAAATTCGGGCATCTTTTCATTATTCCACAATTCATGATTAGACCATATATTAGTTGGCTTTGGAAATCCCCAATTGTTATAATTGCCGTAATACACTAAATTTTTACTTGCTTGTGTTTCATTAATGAAATCAATTAATGGCGGATAATACGCCATTAATCCTCTAGGGTTTTCAATGAACCAAGATTTAGCATTAAAATATTTAAGTATTTCAATGACACGATCCACCATTTTATTACCAATTACAGATTTTTCGTATCTTTCATTTTTGATGCCGTATATCTCTGCTTTGGTTCTGTATTTTCCACCTGTAGCAATAGACCAAGTCGTGCAGTCTGGACTCGCCCAAATTACATCGAAATAATCTGGCGCATATTGTTTATAATCCCAAGTTAAAATGTCTGCCGTGTGTGTAGCATCAAATTCTGCGTTGTAGTCTAAACTTATCACCTCATATCCGTCTTGTTTAAAAACATTACCGACTGATTTTGTGCCACAGAATAATTCTAATAATCGCTTTACCATTCTTACTAAATGAAAATATTAAAATTTAATGGATTTTACTTTATAAAAAATATTTACACAATATATATAATGTCTCAACTATCGCAATTCAAAATTGACAACAATGAGAGTAAGATTTATTACGACATCAATATTACGAATGTGTTGAATCAAACCACTCAACCCCCTATTATTCAGTTTAAGGAACAACGACAGAACGCCTTTGTTAAGAATTCGGGCGACTATTACTTTAGCATTGTTCGTTTTCAAGTCGATACTAATACTCTGCCTTTGTTTATACCTGAAATAGTGCCGAATCAAGCCAATATTGACCTAACTATTTACTCTATTACTTTAGAATATGGCGCATTTACAATCCAACAACCTATT